TTACAATTTAATGCAGGTAGGGCAATTTTTGGTTACGATGCAACCATAGGTGGTGCTTATGTTGGTACTTATGCTGCAAGACCAATATCTTTTTTATTAGGCACATCTACAATGGGTAGATTTTTTGCAACAACAGGTAACTTCACATTACAAAACGGAGGGACATTTACAGACATTGCTTCAGCAAGACTTGCGGTAAATTCAACTACTCAAGGTTTCTTACCTCCAAGAATGACAACTGTACAAAAGTTAGCTATTGGAACACCTGCTGCGGGTCTTATGGTTTTTGACACGACATTAAATCAAATGTCATACTTTAACGGAACAATTTGGATTAACTTTTAAAAATTAATAATATGGCAAATTTTCAATGGGTAATCCCACAAAATTCAATGGTAACGGCAAAGTCAATAGATGGCTTAACCGATGTAGTAGTAACAGTAAACGCATATAGACAAATTACGGATGGCGAACATATGGCACAAAGTCCTGTTAGTTTAGGATTAGTCCCACCATCTGAAGGGTTTGTTCCTTATCAAGAACTTACTCAATTAATAGTAGAAGGTTGGTTAAACGCAGGTGTTGATGTTGAGGCTTTAGATGCCCAACTTGTTATCACTTTAGATAATATAATAAATCCTAAAACGATTGTACTTCCTAATCCATTTTAGTTATATATTTGTACAAATTTAAATTTATGTTACAATTAAGCGAAAAAGACTTGAACGAACTTCAAGCGTACATCAACAAAATCCCAACTGAATTTGGGTTGCCATTGTTAAACTTCTTTGGTAAGTTAGCGGAAAGCCAAAAGCCTAAAGATGAGGCTAAGGTTGTAGACTTAAAAGAAGACTAATTATGACTCAAGATAGCAGCCAAGCTTTAATCAATACCGGCGTGTCAATGACCGCCGCGACATTGTCAGTAACCCAAGCGCAACCTTTTGTGACTTTAGTGGCCGGCTTGGTTGCTATTATTTCCGGCGTTATGGCTATTAGGTATTACTACAATGCCACTAAAAAAGTTAAAGATGAAATTCCTAAATAGTATTTACGGATCATGGCTTAAGATGGTCTTAACGGCAATCCTTACCATGATTATTGCTAAAGGCAATATTTACGAGGTAACCTTAGAAGAGTGCATAAGCGCGGCGGTAATATCTATACTACCTATTATCATTAACTGGGTTAACCCACACGATCCTCGCTATGGCACCAAAAAGTAAACTAATACTTATTTACTTAGCAATTATTGCCGCGTTGATATTAACCGCGTGTAACTCATTGCGTAAGGCCGAGCGCCGTGTATTATCGGATCGTGATGCTAGTAAGCGTGTATTTAACACCTTGGCCCTAGATAATCCATGCGCTAACGATACTATAATATTTACCCTAAGCGACACCACAATTTTACACGATACCCTTGTAGACTACAAGCGCGACACTATAAACAATGTTATTACCTTAACCGAGCAAGGCAAGACCATTGTTAAAACTATTAAAGTCAAGGATATTAAAACCGCTTATGTGCAAGATATGCGCATGATAGGCATACTTGCCGATTCCGTGCGATATTACAAGGTTTTATACCAAGCCGAGCATAAGTACAAGAAGCAAGCCGAAAGGCGCTTATTTTGGCTTATAATCGTAATAGCGGCTATTGTTATTTTAAAACGTTATTTATGGTCATTTCTCAACATGTTACGCTAGGCGAATTAATTAGATCCGAAACCGCTAAACGCCTAGGCATATCCAATATGCCAACACCCGAGCATATTGAAAACCTAAAAGCTATTTGCGAAAATATCTTCGAGCCTATCCGCGCCGAGTTCCGCGTGCCTATTTATATTAGTAGCGGATATAGAAGCAAAGATTTAAATAAAGCCATTAAAGGTAGCGCTACAAGCCAACACTGCAAGGGCGAAGCCCTAGACCTAGATGTTGATGGGCATAGTCATGATATTACCAATAAACAAATATTTGATTTTATTGTAGCAAAGCTTCCGTTTGACCAAGTAATTAACGAGTTTAACTATGCGTGGATTCATGTAAGCTACAAAAAGAACGGCCCACAAAGAAGTCAAATCTTGCGAGCCGTTAAAAACAGTAGCGGGGGAACTACTTACGAATAGTATGTAAAATGGTAGTGTGATTCCTTTTTAAGTACCTTGAAATTTCCGTAGGTCGGTAGCCGTTTAAATAAGCATATTTAACAAAAGCGTCGCGTTCGTCGACAATTTCTTGCAAGCGTCTTTTTTGGCTTATATACTCATAAGAGGTATTATTTTCTTGAAAGTATTTTTGGCTCCAGGTATCAATTGGAATCTTTGGCTTTTTGGCTCTAACTAATATCTTTTCTACGTGAACTATTTTTTCTACAACTACCGGTTGAAGTCTTGGTTCTAGTATGGCTTCAATGCGTTTAAGGGCGTGTTCATTGCAACCGGTATAGAGTTTTATGTATTTAAGAATTTCCTTCATTGTTAATTTTTACCTCGTTAAATAATCCTAATAAGTCGCTTGCCTCAATCCAATTTTTAAAAGCATGAAAGCTTTTTTCATCGTTTTGCAAAAGGTGTGTAAGCTTACCTACTAAATCAATTTTTTCTATAATAGTAAGGTCTTGCCATTCTTGATGATTTGCCATGTTATAAATTTTTAAATTTTGATATAAGCGTTGCCGTTAAATACAACGTAATTGCTAAAGGAACCGATACTAACATAAAAAATGTTAGTTCAAAAATAAAAGTTAAGTATGGCCTCATAAGTTTTGCATTATAGCGGTTACTAAAAAAGCTACGCATACAATGATAAATGCATACATTGGCTTGATACTTTCTTTAGCATAGCGCTCGTTTGCTTTTTGTTGTGGTGTTTTTAACTTGTTCATAATTGATGTTTTTGATTATGAAACAAAGCTAAATTAAAGAATCCGAATAAAAAAATATTTTTAATAAATTTTTTTAAAATGACTCAAAGTGAAGTCTTTTTTGTTTTGTACCATGCTATAAATGCGGTCTTCAATGCCGCCGGTGGTGAAGATCCAGTAAACTTTAGAGGCTTCTAGGCGGTCTTTAGTTTGCATCCTAGCCCTACTTTGCCAATAACTAACGGCGCTAAAGTCTATATTATACATAACCAAGGCGTCGGCCGTGCTTAGGTTTATGCCCTCCCGCCCGCTTTGTATTTGGCTTATAAAGACCGCGTCGCCAGTGGCCTCGTTAAAAGCTTGCGGATTGTCATAAACTTGACCTTTGTAACTAAATCTTAGTTGCATACCCTCGGCAATGTACTTGTAAAATATTGCTATCTTTTGGCCTTTAAAACGCTCTTTAATAAACTTGGCTTTTGTATCGTCAAACATAATAGCGTTGCCATCCTCGGTCTTAACGGAGCCGCTACAAATTTGGTGTATCTTTTGCATTTCTTTAACCGAGGTATCCGCCAGGACTACTTGCCCGTCTTTGGTTTTAAATAGCTTATCCTTCTTTATTTTATCCATGGCCCATTTAACCTTGTCCGACATGGGTACGTAAAGGATTTGTTCTTCAACTAAAGACTCAAAGCCAGCCTCTTCTTGCGTATAGGTTAGCATTAAGTGCTGGATTTCCGTTTGGATCTTTTCTTGTTTTACATGCGTATAGTCCGGCACTTGCATATTATATAAGAACTTTGTCTTAGGTATGCCGTAGTCTTTATGCCATGCATAAAAGTTTTTATATTCTTTAAACGGACTATAACTACTTACATAAAATTGATGGTAGAACTGCGCGTAAGTTTCCGGACTTGGTGTGCCGCTTAAATAAATTATTGGTTTGCCTAGGCATATCTTTTTTAAATCCGTAACCCTACCGCTTGGCTTTGGGAATTGCCCTAGGGCGTGCGCCTCGTCAATTATAATTAAATCGTAGGTGTGTTGTATCTTATGTAAACTTTCGTAGTTAATGACAAGTAAATCATATAAGCAATTGGATTCTTTAAAGTCATCTTCAATACTGCTTATAGCTTTCTTTTTAGTTACAAATAATACCTTTTTGGCTCCATATAAACTAGCGATGTGCAAGCTGGTTATAGTCTTCCCAGTGCGTACTTGCATCGCTAAATAAACTAGCTTAAATTCTTTTAAGATGTTTATGGCTTGCTCCGCAATGTCTACTTGGTAGTCTCTTAGTTGCATATTAAATGATTCAAAAAGTCAAGTTATTGATTTACTTTTTTATGACGTGTGTCAAGTTATAGCTTTACTTTATGTAAAAAATAAGGCCGGCAATTCCCGTAATTACTATCATGTTATTTATGAGTGTTATTTTTGCCGGCCTTTTGCCTAATCATATTTAATTGGTCAAAGGCAATCCAATGTTATATTAAGCCGTCTTGTAGCGGCTCGTCTTCTTTTTGATCCACACGTCTATAACCCTCCTTCCATAAAAGGCGTGTAAGTAAAACAGAGTTTTTAACTATGGTAGCTTCGGAACTTCTAGGATATATGCAATGCAGAATTTCATGGATTAAAATTTCCAGGTGCTTTTTACCTTTTAACCTTTCATCAATTTCAATAATACCATCCTTACTAGCAAGGCCGTGCGCCTTCTCTCTGCCAAGTTTGCGATATATAATTTTTATCTTAAGCATCTTTTTTAAGCTCTAATTCATCTAAGCGGTCTATTTCATCGCTGGGTGTAAATATAACTTGCCCGCCACGCACCTTGGCTAAGTAGCGTCTTATTTCTTGTTCAAGGCCATGCACCTCTGCTAGCTTATTAGTAAGCCACATTTCTTGCTCGGATAGTTTCATTTTATTAAATAACTTTGGAAGTTTCATACTCTAGTTGAATTAAAAGTTCTAAGTAATGTTTTGCTTTTTTTAAATCTTCGATGCCGTTTTTTTGTCTATGCCTTACAACGTATTTAATAATATTTCCTTCAATAAAAGGAATGCTATTAGTGTGTATAAATTCCGTTGGCTGGATTTTATAAACTTGATAATGATTGCCGCCTACTTGCACGTCCATTGAGTTCATTTTATTTATCGGTTTTACTATGGAATTTATTACATGTCTTGCACTTATATTGTATGCGTGTTAGCCCGCTTGCCGTTACTACTTTATTGTTTTTTATAAGGTCATCGCTTCCACATTCTGGGCATGATCCTCTAGCTTCACCAAAGATAACGCCAAAGTGCGTCTTAGCCGGTATGTGGTGGCTTAAGGCCTTATGGACTTTTTCTAAAAGTACCACGTCCATCTTACAATACTTAACCATGCGCTCCATTGCTTTTTTATCCTTCTTTAAAACAATGTCCTTCCATAAATCATAATCGGTTTTAATCTTTTGTCCAATGCCTAAAAACGTAGCAATGTAGTTTAACTTATTACTATTAAACTTAAACTTTGCACGTGCAACTTTTAAAGTATCAATTGTGGTATAGCTTGGAAACATTTCTATGCCATGAAACAAACAACGCGTGCGCACCCATGCAAGGTCAAATTTATCGCCGTTGTGTCCTATGGTTTCGTCGGCGGTGTTTAATACTTTTATAAAGTCTTGCAGCATTTTTTTATCGCATTGCTTTGCATCCCAACTTAGTGCGTGTGTTTCTTTTTCATCTTCCCACTTATAGCAAATGCAAATAATTGCACGCTCTTTAATAATATTTTGTGGGCCGATGTTAAGTTTAAACCCAGACTGCCAAAAGAATCCGATGTTTGGCGCTGTTTCAATATCGAAGAATAATCGTTTTCTTTTGGTAGTCATGGGGTAAAATTAGTTAAAATAATGATATCTGAGTGTTATTTATTTTATTCCAATTAATTTTTACGTCTTTACGGCCATTTTCTTTAATAATTGGTGTGCAAATATCTTCACCCCAAGTTTCTACCATCCGGTTAACGCATTGTTCTTCTTTGCCTAGGTCATAAAATATTTCTTTTAGTCCGCCAGCATTGCTGCCATTTGCTGGGTTACTAAAAGCATACAAAGTAATACGTGCAGATTTTTGCCCATCTTTAATTATTTGCATAGCAAAGTCGCGGTCTTCTTTGCCTTCTAAATACGGTCTATATTGTAAATGCTTTGTTGTAGTGTTATCCATAAAAACGCAAGTATCACAAAATGAATTTTCAATGTGTGGCTTAGTTGCAGACCAAGCAAATTGCCTATATTCTAACGCACCAAGTTGTATTTTATTGTTTAAAAAATATTCTTGCGCTTGTTGTAATACATTAAAATCGGAGCGTATTAATTTAGTGCCTTCGCGGTAAAATAAACCAGTAATGTCATCGTCTAGTTGCCAGTAGTTTTGCAAGCCATTATTTATAGTATATTGTTTTATGTAATTGCGTACAAAAG